GATACAAAGTATGATGGTGATATAATACCTGAGATAGAAAAACATTCAGATAAATTATGCAATTCTGAATTTGAACTTGCACCACACCAATTATTTGTTAGAAATTTTCTATCCTTTCAAACACCCTACAATAGTTTATTGCTTTATCATGGACTGGGCAGTGGAAAAACATGTTCAGCAATTAGTGTAGCAGAAGAAATGAGGGATTATATGATAACGATTGGCATTATAAATCAAATTATGATTGTTGCATCGCCGAATGTGCAAGAAAATTTTAAAGTTCAATTATTTGATGAACGTAAATTAAAGTTGCTTGATGGGTTATGGAATATACGCTCATGCACCGGAAATAAATTTTTAAAAGAAATTAATCCAATGAATATGAAAGGATTGAGTAGAGAGAACGTTATAAGACAAATAAATAGGTTGATTGATACATATTATCAGTTCTTTGGGTATCTTGAATTTGCAAATTATATTAGTAAAAAAAGTAATATTGACGGTGATGGTATTCTCATTAAAGATGAGAAACATAAACAAAAACTTATACAAAAAAAATTAAGAAAGGTGTTCAGTGGTCGTTTATGTATCATTGATGAAATTCATAATATTCGCGTCACCGATGATAATAAAGATAAACGTGTTGCAGATGAATTACTAAAATTAGTAAAAAATGTAAATAACCTACGTTTATTATTACTTTCGGGCACACCTATGTTTAATTCATATAAGGAGATTATTTGGTTAATAAATCTGATGAATATTAATGACCGTCGCTCCACAATAGAAATTAAGGATGTTTTTAATAAAGATGGTTCATTTATTAAAGGTTCTTCTTCGGATAAATACAAAGAGGGCGGACAAGAATTATTAGAGAGAAAAGCAACCGGCTATATATCGGTGGTAAGAGGTGAAAATCCATACACTTTCCCATATAGAGTCTGGCCGGATGATTTTGCAAATGAACATACATTTTCGGTTAAGGATTATCCCACCATTCAATTAAATGGGACAACCGAACTTACACAAAAAATACACTATCTTTCTTTATATTTAACCGAAATTGGCGATTATCAGCAAAAGGGATACAATTACATTTTAGAACGCATTAAGGCTGGACATATAGGAACAACTAAACAAATGCCAACCCTAGAAAACATAGAAACCTATGGTTATACAATGTTGACCCAACCATTAGAAGGTTTAAACATAATCTACCCACACGAAGAGTTGGATAAGGAAACTAAAACGCTTAATTCAATTGAATTGGTTGGCAGTGAAGGATTAAAGCGTATCATGAATTTTACAGTAGACCCAAACACCTACTTTCGTAGTAATTTTAATTATAAACCAGACATCGTTGAAAAGTATGGGAGAATTTTTTCGCCTGATGTAATTGGGAATTATAGTAGTAAAATAAAGACAATATGTAATCATATTCTTAATTCAAAAGGCGTTGTGTTGGTTTATTCGCAATACATTGATGCTGGTTTAGTGCCACTTGCATTAGCCTTAGAAGAACATGGGTTTTCTAGAGCAGGAAATTCGGGGTCATTGTTTTCTAGTAATCCAAATAAAAAAAGTAAGACCTCAAGTTATATTATGATTACGGGGGATAAAAGTTTCTCCCCGAATCCTGCATATGATATTAAATTGGCAACAAATGACAATAATATTTATGGCGAACAGGTCAAGGTTATTTTAATCTCGCAAACTGGAACCGAAGGATTAGATTTAAAATTTATTCGGCAAGTTCACGTTATGGAACCCTGGTATAATATGAATCGGATAGAACAAATATTCGGAAGAGCAATTAGAACGTGCAGTCATAAACTATTGCCATTCAACGAACGAAATGTAGAATTGTATTTATATGCTTCTTTGATGCGTGATAATGGAATGGAAGAAACGGCAGATTTATATATTTATCGGTTAGCCGAACTAAAAGCATTACAAATAGGTAAAGTTAGTCGCGTATTAAAAGAAATTTCAGTGGATTGCATATTAAATTCCGGACAGACCAATTTTACCGAAGAAAATATGGAACTAAATGGTGTAAAACCAATTACGCTTGAATTATCCAGTGGGATTAAATTGGAAAATTATAAAATAGGCGATAAACCCTATTCTTCTATTTGTGATTATATGGAAACGTGCGAATACACCTGTCGCCCTAATAAAGAAATAAAAGAAGAAGATGTATCATTAAGCACGTATACCGAAGATTATATTACGACCAATTCAGATAAAATTATTTACAGAATTAAACAATTATTTAAAGAGAGGTATTTTTACACTATAGGCAATTTAATATCGGCATTAAATAGTGTGAAGGTATATCCCAACGATCAACTATTTGTTGCATTAGAACAGTTAATAGAAGATAAAAATGAATTTTTAATAGACAAATACGGAAGAATGGGTCATTTAATAAACATTGATGAACTCTATTTATTTCAACCCTTAGAATTAAACGATGAGCGAATTAGCATCTTTGAACGTTCTGTGCCATTAGATGTAAAACATCATACGATTATTATGAAAATGCCTAGTGAGAAAAACTCGCAGGAATTATATAAAACTCAACCGGCGGACGTGCAACCCGCTGACGTGCAACCCGCTGACGTGCAACCGGCTGACCTACAACCAGCCGACCTGCAACCCGCCGATAACCGAACACAACATAGTAATAAGGTAGAAATAAATAAACTCGTTGAAAAAATAGAGGAATACTATAATTTAGCTATTAATAAACAAATTACAACATCAAGTGAAAAGAATTGGTATTTACTGTGTTGGAATTCCACAGAAAAAATGACCGATGTTGATGAACCTACAAAACACTATTTAATCGTTCAGCATATTATAGATGACCTAAGTTTTAAAGAAATAATGATTGTAATGAATGTGTTCTATGATAATCCTTTAAAGGTTGAAAAATATAAAAAGGAAGCATTATTTAAACATATTAAAAATTATATCAGAGAGAAAATAATTGTAGGTAAAAATAATATAAATGGATTATTACTACAAAAAAAATCTGCGCCAATAATCATAGTAACAACGGCAAAAAATATAGGTAAAGGACAGTGGCATATTGCCGAGTCGGAGGACGAAAAGGATCTAAAAGAAGTGATTGACATGACAAAAAAGAATATTATGAGTCATTTAAATAATGTTATTGGGTTCATGGGGAATTTTAAAAAGGAAGAGTATGTTGTTTTCAAATTAAAAAATACATTAAATGAACGTGATATAGGATTACGCTGCGATCAACTTTCAAGTAAAACAAGAGGTTTTGAGATGTTAAATACGATTCTTGGTAAGCAAACATATACAAAAGAAAATATGGATATTCCATTAAAATTAATTTGTATTATTCAAGAGTTATACCTTCGTTTGTTTGAACGTGATAGAAAAAATAAAAAAAGATGGTTCTTGAACCCTGCTGAATCCGTATTAACAAATATAGATAAAAAAGTAAAGAAAGAAAAGGTTAAAAAAAGGGATATAACTAAAAAATGAATGTAAAAAGGAATATTAATAAAATTGAATAACAATTTAGAAATAATATCATTAATTAATAGTAAGATGTCAACCTCCACCACACTTGTTAATACAGGGACGGGAAAGGTAAACTATAAGAGAAAATCTCAATATAATACTAAAATGCAAAAAAACGAGATATATAGTCAAATGATGATTACCAGAACAACACCCGTTCACATTAGTAATATTGGTAATAATATAAAAGAAACACTTGAAAAAGTCATTGCGTCTGAAATTGAAGGGAAATGTATTGTCGAAGGGTATATTAAACCAACGACGGTTGAAATTGTTACCTTTTCAAGTGGATTAGTAAGAGGCGATTATATACTATTTGAAGTTGTGTTTCAGTGTTATGTATGTTGTCCAGTGGAAGGAATGCATATTAAATGTATTGCAAAGGATATTAATAAAGCCGGTATTAGAGCAATATTGAATGAGACGCCGACGCCTGTTATAATATTTATTGCTCGTGATCATAATTATAATGTAAATGGATTTTCGGATGTGAAAGTAAATCATACGATTAAGGTGCGCGTCATTGGACAACGGTTTGAATTAAATGATACGCATATTTCAATTATTGCTGAATTCTTGGAAATGGGTAAATTACAAGAAGACTCCATTGCTCCAACTAAGAATACAATTAAAAGCATAGGCATCAGTAATGTTCTAGATGAACCAATAGAGGTAGAACAATTACCGATTGAACCAATTTATTTACAGCCCACAACGATAACTGAAGAAATAAAAAAACCAACACGCACAAAACCACCACCACTCAAGAAAAGAAGTTTAAAAATAAAAATAAAAATATAAATTATACTATAACCCTATAAACCTATAACCCTATAAAAATCATACTATAAACCTATAAAAATTAAAATCTTTTTTCCATGTAAATAATATTTTTTCCATGGAAATAATAATAATATTAATATTTAAATATAGTTGTTTATGAATAAATAATATACAAACTAGATTATGTTTTTGAATAATTTAAAAGAACGTATTGAGATTATGCAGAAATATCATCAAATTGAAATTTTAAGGATTTTAAATAAACATAAAAATATTAAATTCAATGAGAATAAAAATGGAACCTTTATAAATTTGACAGAACTTCCCGAACATATTTTAACAGAATTAGAAAAATATATTAATTATGTAGAAGAGCAACAAAAACATTTAAAAATAGTTGAAGTAGAAAAAGAAACAATTGAGCAAACCTTTTTTACATCCTGAACCCTTTTTACATGTTACATTTTTTTCATACCATAAAATTTCATACTATAAAAATATATATTTTATAAATATAATAAAGATAATACTATAATGTTATATAATCTCTAATAACATTATACTAGAAATGAATACAACACTCCAATCCATGGAACACTATATGTTTTCTACTAAAAATATGACCACTACTAATAATTATAGATATAATTTCAATTCTAAACCTACAAATTTCAAATCTAAACCTACAAATTTCAAATCTAAAACGAATACATCATCCCACGGTGAAACAGACGTAGATTATTCAACGACTAAAACTACGATGAGCACACTACCCAAAACGATATTAACCACATTTACACCTACCCAAAAAGACAAATTATTTTGGTGTTTTTTTATTATAATGAATGGATATGAAAAATATGAAATACAATCTATTAATTCATTTACGAATGAAAAAAAACTCAAAATAGAAACGGTTGAAAAGTTAAAACAAATAAAGGACAAACTCAAGGAGTTGAAACTAAAACGAACTGAACTAGAGGAAGAATTAGTAAATAAACCGACCATTTCATTAAAGGGATTAACGGCGTTGTGTATATTGCATAATGTATCCATCACGTATGTTTACGGTCGGAAATATTGCACCATTAATTCTGAGGTTAATGACTTGACAAAGGTAGGTGTTATTGAAAGGAACAATAAAAAGGAAGATTCAATTAAATGGATAAAAGCAAAAGCGAATGAACATAGCACTACTACTATAAATAATACTATAAATAATACTATAAATAATACTATAAATAGTGACATTGACGCGTATTTAACCAAGGTTCAAGCAGAGTATTGGCATATTGAAAATATACAAAAACCATTAAAAACGCCATCCGTTTATTCTTCTGCAGAGCTACATGACATTTGTAATAAGTTAGAAATTGATACTCAAATTAAAAATGAAACGACTGGCAAACTAAAATCTAAAACAAAAAAACAACTTTACAATGAAATTTTACAGTATGTTTAATACTAAAAAACCGATTAAAACCTATTTACCGATTAAAACCTATTTACCGATTTACCTAAAGCATTAATTATATTAATTATAAAATTGATTGTAGATGATATAAATATATAAATATTATCTTATCACTACTATTTATATACAATCATGGCAGATTCAAAAATGGCAACATTAAAAATAAAAGAACAAGAAACGGTTAAAAAAACGATAGCACCTTCACTGCAACAACCAGCAAAATCAGCAAAACCATCAAAACCAATGAATAATGAAAAAGAATTAATTAGTTTAATCACTACCTATTTAACAAATGTCACAAAGGAAGGAGATAACGAACAATTAGAATTAGAAGTAAAATTTGGCACATTAGGTGGTAATAAAAAAATTACAAAAATAAATTACGATAATATACTAAAACAATTATTATCAAGAGGATTTGTAATTGATTCAAATGAATATTTACTACGTATTCAAAGCGAATACAAGGATGTAAAAACAAATAAAACACGTATGTCAAACATTCGCACAGAAGTGAATGGATTGCATAATATACAAACTTATTGTAAATCAAACAGAATTGATACCATTGAGAGTGGTCTTTCCTTTATACAAAAATCCCGATTTAATGATAAAGGAAAGGGACGTATTGATGAAAAGGGCAATGATTTTTCGGTTGATGTGCGCGAGTTTAATTATAGAGTATCTCTTAATAGAGAATATTCTTTAAACAAAGAATCACCTTTAATACGCGCTATCATTGATAGTTGGAAAGACACTAAAAAAACATTTCGCTATTTGAATCGGTTTAAATTACGCCATCCAACATTCCCCGTTGTAGTAGATATGAGTATTGTTAAAGAATCAAAGAAAAAAGATAATCGGTATTATATACCTGAATACAATATTCACGATTCAGGGGTTTTTACGTTGCCTGAAAAATACGAAATAGAGATAGAAGTGATTAATACTAAGATTGGTATTGGTAGTGCATATAATAAACCCGACATAGTTCATACACAGGTCATAAAACCCATTGTAAAATATGTCTTGTCTGGATTTCAAGAAACAAATTACCCCATTAGTTATTCAGAACAACAAATTGTTATTCAGGAATACATGAAATTATTGTGGGGAAAAGAGTATAATGAAATGACACATATTACTCCGTCTAATTTTGTAGGTCCTTCTTCTTATACACTAGAGTTGCGAAATATTAGACCAATGGATGCAGCATCAAATGTGCCAAACATTAGACAAAACTATACAGTTACGGACAAAGCCGACGGGGAACGTAAATTATTGTTTATTGCACCAACCGGTAAAATTTATTTGATTTCCACTAATATGGACGTCCAGTTTACCGGAACAGTCTCAAAAAACAACGAATGTTGGAATACCTTGTTTGACGGTGAGCATATCTTATACGACAAACATAAAAAGTTCATTAATATGTATGCAGCATTTGATATTTATTATATTAATGGAAAAGACATTCGTTCAAATGGGTTTATTCCCACCTCCAATGATGAACTTGCAAATAACTATCGTTTGCCGTTATTGGAATCAATTGTTACTAAACTAAATGCAGTATCTATTGTCAAAGAGTCAGCGCCGGTTCCGTTGAACATCACAAAAAAACGATTTTATTTAGGAAGTGACACCCAAAGTATTTTTCAAGGGTGCACTTATATTTTAACCAAAGAGCATGATGGGTTATTTGAATATGAAACCGATGGTCTTATTTTTACACCAGCAAGTTTTGGTGTTGCTTCAAACACTGTGGGCGAATATGTTAAACCGCTTAAAATGACCTGGGAACATTCATTCAAATGGAAACCAGCACAATTTAATACAATTGATTTCTTGGTTTCTGTTAAGAAAAATGAAGATGGAACGGATTTTATTGGTTCTTTATTCTCGGATGGAAAGAATCTATCAACCACGAATCAAATTAAAGAATATAAAACCGTTATTTTGCGCGTAGGGTTTGATGAATCAAAACACGGTTTTGTAAATCCATACCAAGATATGATTGATGATAAATTGCCAAATGTTAAAACAAGAGATGATAATAGTGATAAATATGTGCCAATGCAATTTTACCCGACCGAACCAAGTGACTATAAGGCAGGTATATGCAATATAGGTCTTTCAAGGAATACAGAGAACGATAACTATATGTATACCGAGAACAATGAAATCATTGAAGACAACATGATTGTTGAGTTTCGGTATGATATGCAAGCGGATAAAGAATGGCGCTGGGTGCCCTTACGTGTTCGCTATGATAAAACCGCTCAATTACGTAACGGAGAAAAAAATTACGGTAATGCATTTCACGTTGCAAATAGCAATTGGCATTCAATTCACTATCCAGTGACGCAACTAATGTTAATGACGGGAACAACTATTCCAGAAGAATTAAGCGATGATGATGTGTATTATAATAAAGTGTCGGGTGTTACTAAAACACGCGCATTACGTGATTTTCATAATTTATATGTGAAAAGTGCACTCATAAAGAGTATTTCAAAACCAGGCGACACACTGATTGATTTAGCGGTTGGAAAGGGCGGTGATTGGCCTAAGTGGATTAATTCTAAATTGAAATTTGTGTTTGGCGTGGATATTTCGCGCGATAACATTCAAAATAGAATGGATGGTGCTTGTGCACGATACCTAAACTATAAAAAACGGTATAATGTTATGCCATCGGCTTTATTTGTAAATGGAAATTCAAGTGTAAATATTCGTAAAACAACAGGTATTCTTGTGGATAAAGATAAACAAATAACCCGTGCAGTTTTTGGGCAAGGACCCAAGGATGCAAAGGTGTTGGGGCAAGGTGTTTATAAAAATTATGGTGTTGCTGCCGATGGGTTTGATATATGTTCTATTCAATTTGCAATTCACTATATGTTTGAAAACCAAGAAACCCTGCAAAATTTCTTGCAAAATGTATCTGAAGTAACAAAAGAAGGTGGTTACTTTATTGGAACGAGTTATGACGGCCAACTCTTATTTAATATGTTAAAAACCACCGCTGAAAACGACAGTAAGACCATTATGGTGAAGGATGACACCGTAAATCACGACCAACCTAAAACTAAAAAAATATGGGAAGTCATTAAACGGTATGATCGCGATGAATTCAATGACGATGAAACATGTGTTGGTTATGCCGTTGATGTGTTTCAAGAATCGATTAACAAAACTATTCGCGAATATTTGGTGAACTATACTTATTTAACACGTATTTTAGAAAATTATGGGTTTGTTCCAGTTACCTCCGAAGAATTAGAAAAAAACAATTCCATATTTACGCATGGAACTGGTTTATTTAATGATTTATTTAATAAAATGAATAGCGACATAAAGAAAAATCCACAAATAAAATCTTCTTATGGCGAGGCACCTTATATGACCGACGAAGAACGTAAAATTTCATTCTTAAACCGTTATTTTATTTATAAAAAAGTGCGTAAGGTAAGTGATGCAGAAAAGGTATCCTTAAATTTACAACATAAATATGTAAATGATGAAAAATATAATAAAGAAGAAACAAAAGCAGCGCAAAAAGAGGTCCGAGATACATTAAGTAAACCCAAAACCACACGAAAAGAAACTACTAAAAAAAAGGATAAGACGGCGGCGACGACGACGATTGCAGCAGTAGATGCAAACGCCGTAGATGCAAATGCAAACGCCGTAGATGCAAATGCAAACGCCGTAGATGCAAATGCAAACGCCGTAGATGCAAACACCGTAGAACCCGTTAAAAAAAAAACAGTAAGTAAATTACCTAAAAAATTAAAATTATAAAACTAGTTTACCTGAAGTATGAATGTAGTGTAGATAACAATTAATAAATAATTAATAAATAATAACAACATAAACATATAGTATTATTTATTAATAACAACCTCTAGAATGAGTTTTTTTTTACTACAAAAATTAGATTATAATAATAGTATTATACACGACCAAAAA